GCGGCTTCGGCGATGGTACGTGAATATGGGGCGGTATGGCAACGCATTAGAGTACGTTTAGATGAATTGACCAAGCAAATCAACGACGCACGGCAGGCTAAAGAGGATGTTAATATTTCCTGGCTATTTCAACGCAACCGGCTGGCGTCGCTTTTGGCGCAGGTGGAGCAGGAGATCGCCCGCTTTGTGGATTATGCAGACCCGGCGATCCGAGAGCAGCAGAGGCAGGCAATTAAGGCGGCGCAACGTCATGCTGAGCAATTGGTATTGATGCAGTTACCTGAAGTGCAGACATCATGGTCTCGCTTACCAGCAGAAGCGGTCAGCGATTTGGTAGGCTTCACCGAAGCTGGCCCATTGCGTGAACTGCTAGACAAACTTGGACCCCAAGTCAGCGATGGATTTAGGCGGGCGCTGATTGAGTCGATAACGGTTGGTCGCAATCCACGCGAGACGGCGCGGCGCGTGAGGAAGGAATTTAGCGTTGGTCTCTCCCGCGCCTTGCGCATCTCTCGCACGGAGCAATTACGCAGTTATCGCGAGGCGACGCGGCGCAATTATCAGACCAACTCGGATATTGTTGAGGGCTGGGTCTGGCTGGCGGCGAAACAGGAGCGGACATGTCCGATGTGTTTGGCGATGGATGGTACATTTCACAAGCTCAGTGAGCGATTGAATGATCATCCGAATGGACGATGTGCTATGATTCCGGTGGTTAAAGGCATGGCCTTGCCGCAAGTAGAGACTGGCGTCGAATGGTTTGAGAAGCAAGACGAAGCGACACAGCGAAAAGTTTTAGGTAATCCTGGCTATGAAGCGTTCAATGCAGGTGAAGTTACGCTCAAAGATTTTATAGGGCAAAAGCGTTCGAGGGACTGGGGCACGACGCGGTATGCCAGGAGCTTGACGCAAATCTTGGGAAAAGAAGACGCTAGAGCCTGGAAAGAAATTGCGTTGGCTACTATTGTAAGTAAAAGGGAACAATCTGACATCAATTTCAATGCTATCGAGCCACAGAAACTTGGCGATTTGGTAGAATTGCGACATTTGTATCCCGAAAATGAGTCAGGCAGAGAATTTCTAAGGCCATTGCCTGTGGTGATTAACAAATGGGCACTTGACCACATCAAGCAAGACCATCCTGAAAGAGTAAAATGGTTAAGTCAAAATAGAGAAGTAATTGAGAAAACGGTTAAAACGCCAGAACTTGTCTATAAACAGCTAGAATACAAAGACCAGATGGGTCATTGGTCTCAAATGTTGGTAAGACAAATAGAAGGACAAAAAGACTATTTGGCTATTGTGATAAGTCTGGCGCGTTTAGAAGGCATGGAATCAGAAACCCACCAGATCATTACGATGTATCGAGCTAGAAGGAAAACATTTTTCAAGGCAGACAAAAATGGTAATGAAGCGATTAGACCGAAATGGATTTCAGTTGAAAAGAAACAAAAAACTGGCATATAGCCAGCTTCTGTGGTTCTTGCCGTGCGCTAGTTCGGCATCTCATAATTCAAGACCAGAGTGGTCAGGGTTACATGGTATGCGACTTCCCACCTCAGAACCATCTATAGTATAGCACATTTTCGGTTTGATGTCAATTTTTATTGACATAGTCAATTACTTATGTTATACTACATTTAACAGAATACGGGAATGTCGGAGTTTACCGCCCGACTACTGTGAAACCGCAAGGGGACACGTAGTCGGGCGTTTTTCTATTTTCGAGGTGTAATATGCCTTTGAAAAAAGGTTACAGTCGCAAGACTGTTTCAACCAATATCAAGCGATTGGTGCATGAGGGCAAATCGCAACGTCAAGCGGTGGCGATTGCCCTAAACATAGCGCGTTCGGCAAGACGCCGACGCAAAAAATGACGGAGGGATGGCTAGATGCCAGACGATACGGCGGTCCAGGCGGCCACTAATAGCGACCAGGAGTCACAGACGAACGACCAGGAGTCGAACGTCACGTTAGAAGAATTGCGCAAGCTAAGGCGTGAAAATCAAAGCTTGCGAAAACGTCTGCATGAAGTAGAAGCGGTAGAACAGCAGCGGCAAGAAGCGGAAATGACGGAGCTTGAAAAGCTCAAGAAGCAGCTTGGCGACTATCAGCAGAAGGAAGCGCAATGGGCCAGCGAAAAACGCGCTTTGTCGGCGCGGCAGGCGGTTCAGAGCGAGGCAGCCAAGTTAGGAATCATCGATCCGGACGCGGCTTTTCGACTGCTTGATACCGAAGCATTGGGCGACGATTTGAGCGGAGTTGGCGTGGCGTTGCAGGAATTGCTAAAAGCCAAGCCGTACCTTAAAGGCGTTCCACCAATGGTCAGCCCGACCAATCCGGCCAATCCGATGCGGCAGCCACAGATGTTCACACGCTCACAGTTGCGGGATACGAAGTTCTTTGCCGAGAATCAAGAGGCAATCATGCAGGCGATGAAGGATGGACGGATTTTAGATGAATAGCGGGTGATACCCGCAGGAGGTATATGTCATGGCAAATGTAACAGTAACTTCGGCGCAATACTTTATACCGGAGATTTGGGCGCAACGGGCGTTGCAAGTACTGCGTTCCAATATCGTTCTGGCGAAGCTGGTGACGAAAGATACAGATGTGGCAGCTTTTCAAGTGGGCGATGTGCTGCATATCCCAGCGGTGGGGGCGATGTCGGCGAATTTGAAAAGTGCCAATTCTGGTGTCACGTTACAAGTTCCCACCGATTCAGAGGCGACGGTCACGCTAAATAAGCATTACGAAGCATCGTTTCTGGTAGAAGACCCAGTTAGGGCGCAGGCTAATCAGAGCGTGATGGATCGCTACATCAACAGCGCAGTAATGGCGTTGGCTGAGCAGATCGAGACGCACCTTTTCGCCTTGTATTCCGGTTTCTCTCAAAGTGCAGGTACTTCCGGCGCAAATCTGGATACCAGTGCGATTTTAGCGGCGCGGAAGAAGCTCAACGACTCCAAAGTGCCCCAAATGGATCGGCATTTGGTAATCTCTACCAAAGATGAGATTGCTCTTTTGGCTGATTCCGATCTCTCGAATTACTTTGCTTACAATCGGGTTGGCATTCCTGATGGTGCAATCGGACGGTTGTATGGTTTCACGCTGTGGACTAGCCAACTTGTGCCGGTAGTCAGCGGATCGCCGGATAGCACCAAAAACCTGGCGTTTCATCCCGAAGCGATGATCCTGGCCATGCGTGGATTGCCTGATCCGCCGGATGGATCTGGGGCAAAGGCGGCGACGATCCGCGATCCAGAGAGTGGATTGGTATTGCGGGTCTTGCAAGCGTATAACCCGACGTATCTCGGTGTACAGGTGACCATTGATGTGTTGTATGGTGTGGCGGAAATGCGCGACGCTTGCGGCGTGGTGGTGCTGAGCTAATGGCTGCCTTCGTGGTTAATCGGCACGGGAGCGTCCATTCTGTGGCACAAGAACGCGTGGCTGCGCTTTTGAAGCAGGGATACAGAATGGCTACCGCAGCGGAAATAGCGAAATGGTACATCGCACAAGGATTGGAGATGCCAGATGGCCAGAACGACACTGGCGACGTTGATAACCCAGTTACGGTTACTCGTAAACGACCCGGCCGGCGAAAGTCAAGTTTGGAGCGATGACGAGCTTCAAAACTTCCTAGATGTCAATCGAGTAGATGTTCGTCATGCCGCACTACGTCCAGAGACAACGTGGGCAGGCGGCATAACGACATACACAGATTACTATGCTGATTACGGCATGTGGGAATCTGATGTCGTGCTTGAAGACGGCGAAGGGAACGACCTGACGCCGCTTTCAAGCAATCTGATTGTAGGTCATTGGGAATTCGACGACCAAGACCCGCCAATATACGTGACGGGAAAGATTTTCGACTTATGGGCAGCGGCGGCGGATGTTCTGGAAGCATGGGCGATGAAAGTCGCACTGGAATTCGATTTCGCGGCTGATGGTGGCCAGTTCAATCGATCACAGAAGCGTGAAGCATTATTAGCTGTAGCGGCGCAATGCCGGATCAAAGCCAGACCTGGACGAGCGGTATTGATCCGAGATGATGTATGTTGAATTTAGTTTTCCCTTTCCGTAGGGAGAGGTATGGAGGTTTGACATGAAACGAAACGACGTTCTTTTTGCGATTGGCGCGATTGTGGTTGCAGTAACGTTCATGGTGGCAATTACTCTGATTGGCGGCCAGGTTGAGGTCGAAGCTGGGCCGTTGGCTGCACCGACGCCATTGGTGACCGGCTACAATACTCAATCGCCCTACTATCCCGTGATATTTTGGGACTCGCAGGTTATCACGGAGGACACGGGTTCGACGGTCTTTGTCTTATCCAAGTACGAAGCGTTGGACATTCAGTACAACATCGATCAGACGGCTGGCAACACGACAACGCTCAAGCTGCAACATTCCAACGATGCAACCAATTGGACTGATGGATTGACCATCGTATCTGGTAATGGAGCTGACGCCAGCGTACTCAATCAGTATACCAATTTCGGAATCTACACGCGGATATATGCTGATGTGACAGATAGCGATGCAATCACGGTAACGGCTATCGGCGTGGCGAAGTAAAAGGGAGCAGAAAAGTATGACCTTTCAAGAGTTTCTGCGATACGTTCAAACATCCGCCGGTATCAATGTTGTGGTAGGTTTCATTCTGTCTTTCGTGGCGGAATGGATTCCGGGCTATGACGGCATCGAGCCCAAGCTCAAACGATTGATAATCATGGTTTTATGCTTTGTGCTGCCGGTTGCGTCTACAGTCTTGCTGGGTTGCTATACGCAGGAGTGTATCTGGCAAGCGTTGTTAGCTGGTGGTTCGGCGTTCTTTGGCAGCCAGGTAGCACATGCGCGTAAACTTGGATAGCGAGCAATGCCTGATGTTAGCATTGTCGAAATCATCAATTTGGGCTTGATGCCGTTCGTTTTGTATATGGCGTGGATGTTTTGGCTTGCTTTGCAGAGAGCTAACGAAAAACACGACATTGTAATCGAACGTCTAATGGAGATTTTGCAGGCCAATACAAAGGCGTTAGCTGATACTAGAGCGCAAAGTGCGGTTTTGGAAGCTCAATTGGCTGAGCATGATAAACGAGCCTTTGAGATAGATGACAAGCTTGATTTGCTTAATACGACAACGCAAAATGTGAATGTGCGAACGATGCGAATTGAGGAGTTGTTGAAACAACGTCCTGTTGGCAAGATGGAGAAGGCGTTATGATGCTCTTGGTGAAGTTGTTTATGCCTGTAATCGGGGGCTTGGCGACTCATGCTATCACTCGCCCCATGATTGACCGGCATTTCACGCCGCCATATCAAAATTTGGCGCAATATGGCGTTGGTTTTCTGTTGATTCAGCCTTTCGCCATATTGCTTGATGATTATCTCGATGTGGAAAACAATGCAGAGCGACATGTGTTATCCAACTTGCTGGCTGGCGTCCTCTTTGGAATGGGTGTCATGGCCGGCTATTTCTCAGACGCGGTGTGTCAAAATGGTATTAAGCGAAACTGATTTGGCTAATATGCAGGCCTGTCAGGTGGCCCACATGCACGATACCTGTGTCATTCTGAAATACACGGCAACCAGCGATGACTATGGGCTGAATAAGCCAATGTATGTACCTGGTTGGACGGTAGAATGTGGGTTGGAACTTGTCAATCCGAATGAGCAACAGGACGCCAGCTTTGTGCCGGCTATCGATGCGCGACTTAGGTTATCCATCATGTTGGCTGATGTGCTCAATCCCAAAGATCGTATCAAGATTACACATCGTTATGGTAAAGAATTGACCACGCCGCAAGTGTTTGAAATCGTAGGCATTTTACGGCGTGGTCCAACTGGATTTTATCTCGATTTGAAAGCCGTTACAGACGGTACGGAGGTTGGAGCATGAAACGAACATTTACACTGGTATTGATGGTTACCATGTTATTGGTAGGGATTGGCGTGGTTGTCTTCGCCTGGGTGCCTGATATTTCGGCGACCGATCTGGATCGCCAATGGTATCAGGAGCAGACTGAGACGCGCACATCCCAGAGTGTCCAAAATATCGTGGCAACCGGTTTGACAGCCACATACACGGCGATCCCCACCGATGGTATATACTTCGTGAACGATGGACAAACCTTCCTGCATGTCAAAAATGGGGGAAGTGGTACATTGACTGTCACGGTGCAAACACAATTGACCGTCGATGGCCTCGCCGTAGCAGATTTGAGTGTAGCTGTCCCGAATGGTGCGGAAAAGTTCATCGGCCCATTTCCGACGACTACATATAACGTCCAGTCGGGGACTTATGTAAATACTTGTTACGTCGATCCGTCGAGCTATGACGCGGCGTTTACAATGGCGATTCTAACTTTCTGATGGCTGATACGAAGTTCTACCATAGTCAGGTTAAGGCGCTTGTCGAGCAGGCAACGGATAGGCTGTTAGCTCAAATTGTCTTGCAGGGTGAAGCCCATACAAAGGCTAATATTCGAGAGAATGACCAAATCGATACGGGCTTCATGTTGAATTCAGTCTATGCTGTAACGCCTGGAGACAGCAGTTATGATGAGGCGCGAGCTAACGCCGAAGCCTGCAATCCTGAAGCCAACATGTCGCCAGAAATTCAGGCTGATCAACATGAAGCAATATTGGCGGTAGGAGCCGAGTATGCAATCTATCAGGAAGCGCGGAAGTCCTTTTTGTGGAAAGCGGTTGAACAACTTAAGGATGAATTTCCGCAAATTGTAAAGGTGGTAAAGCTGTGAGCATTTCAGACGCGGCCAAGTATTTGCGTGACTTTCTCATGGATAATGAGACATTGACTTTGTTGGTTGGCGCGCGCATCTATGCTGAACGAACAGAGCCGGTAGAAGGCTATAAGCCGGAAGATGGGGGGTGTATTTGCTTCCAACTGAGTGGGGAGATGGATTATTCCGGTGGTTTTCAGCGGCGGCGGGTACAATTCAAATGCTATGGCGTCGATGAGGTGAAAGCCAATGAAGTATATCGTGCGTTACATGATGCTTTAGAGCGGCAGAGTGGACAATATGTCCGTTGGGCGATTAGTCAAACATTGGGACAAACTCTCCGTGAACCGGATACGAAATGGGTTTTTGTTTTAACGTATTTCACAGTATGGATTGTGTGAGGTGAGACATGGCACAAACAGCAACTAATATTCTTTTGGGGCCTGTGCGCATCTTCTATGCGCCGGTAGGTGAGACGTTCCCTAACAAGGACAATGTAGCGTTTGGCGCGGCTTGGGGCGGCAATTGGGTTGAAGTGGGTTACACCAAAGCGCCATTGTCGGCGACCTACGATTTTACAGAACTTGAAATCAGGGCACAGCAGAAGCCCGGCGTCCTCAAGCGGCGCAAGGCGACTGAAGATTTCACCTGTGAAACTGTCCTGGCCGAGATGACCTCGACCTTGTTCGGCATCGTGGCCTCCGGCACAGTGACATCGGGCATAGCTGATTCTGATAGTGTAGGTTACGATCAAATGGTCGTCGGCGGTGAGTTCGAGTTGGACGAATACGCCTGGGGTTTTGAAGGACTGTATGAATCGAGTGCGGGTACTGACTTGCCGGCGCGGGTGTTTATCTACAAGGCTAATGCCAAAATGAATGGGGCATCTGAATTC